AGGCGAGGAAGGAAGAGGGAGGAAGCTTGGAATATTGCCAGTGCAACTCCTTCCCGATACTTATGCAGAATGGAAAGAAAAAGGGCGTACCCATATCCACTTCGCAGAACTAGGAACAACTAAAGCTGGAAAGCCTAAGTTGTTCCAGACAGAAAAAGCAGATACTACAGATAAATGTATCTGTGTTTTCAGGACTGAGATTGGGTACAGAGGAGGGAACTCACATACAGGCGACCGCAAAGAAGAGTATTGGGTGCGTGAATGGTACGCTAGTTTCCCTGAAAGCGTACCCATGAAGGAGAGATACACCCGAGAGGAGGTGCTGAGATACAGCCAGGAGTATCTCAAAGCACGTTACCCTGACAAAGATATCAGCCAGTATTCTCCAACTGCCGGTTTTAGACGAAGACTTGACTTCTACCCATTTCCCGGCGAGATTCTATGCGAGGGCGTCATAGCCCAAGGAGACGCAGGAAGAATGGGAAGCGGTAAACAGTTAGTTGCTGTTATGCCGAAGGATATAGTTTTCCGGACTGGTTACAGTGGAAGACTATATGGCGCCCCCGGTGCGTACTATTACATTTACAGGGACGGACAACTATTGTCCGCTACCTGGAAAGAGAGGGAAGTGGCGGAAATATTCTGAATAAAACACCCATGGTACGCCACTTTAGGTACAGTCACAAGGGCATACCACTTTTTTGGTATGTCCTTTTTTTAATAAGTAAAGGATTTGAATAAGTTGGGTTGGTTGCTTGAGTAAACCGGCTTTGAGCCAAAAAATTTTTTTGAAAAATTTTAAAAAAACCACTTGACTTTTTATTGATAGGGATATATAATAATAATAGAAAGAGCGAAAACGAAAAGGGAGGAAGGAAAAATGACAAGGATTAACGAAAGGGTTCAGATTCACAAGGGATATAATTCAATAGGCGGAATGTATATTTATGAGGAGTTCATTTCTGGAACAGTTATTAAGGTTAATAAAAAATCTATTAGGGTGCGCATGACCCACGTCAAGTGCACCACAAATGGGAAGCTTACGAAGGAATATGACATAGATGAAACAGCAACGTTTGAGTTCTGGAAGACAGTTGAAACGGCTGGCAAAACAGTCAGCATTTTCAAGAACAACAAATACGGTATCATAAAAGTAGCTTACTAAATAGGGGGTTTTACAAATGACAAGAATTGAAAAGGTGCTTCGCACAATCGGCTTTGAGCAGGACGAATTTGGGGAGTGGCGGATGACGGTTAACATTTCAGGAGAAGAGATTACCTATCAAGTCGAAGAAATTAATAACGATTGGGGTTGGCCATCTGTGGTTGTCGTGGAGGTTGGCGGGGACATGTCCGAAGCAATGGACCTTGCTTCATTCGTGATCATGCTAGACACTCTAGACACTGAAGTGGAATAGGTCGTAAAACAAAGCCCTTCGGGGCTTTTTTATGTAAAATTTCTTCATGAAATACCAAAAAAATTTTTAAAAACCACTTGACTTTTTTCTAACTAAAATATATAATAATAATAGAAAGAGCGAAAACGAAAAGGAGGTAATCCAGATGAGAAAAACGGAAATCAGAAAGGCAATTGAGAGATTAGAGGAGCTAAAGGAGACAATCTACGAGGCACTGGACGAGATGAAAGACATCTTGAGAGAGGTGGCTCCGGAAGAACTCGAAAGGGCGGAGGTGTACTGGCTGGCACACATCGACGGAGCATTAGAAAACAGAAATCAATGGCTAGGCGGAAGCTGGATAAGATACATAAACACAATCTACGCACTGGAAGAAATGATGAAAGAAGAGTGGGAGGACGAAGAGGAGTAAGAGGATTAGGAGGATTAGGAGGGGGCTCAAAGCTCCCTCCCTCCAAAATAAAAGCGAAATAAGATTCAATCCAGGGGGGTTTTCTAGATGCCTGACGTAAGGTTGATACAACAGGCGGTGAGATACCTTGCAAGCCAATGCGACGGGGCGATGTCTGAGGATGGTTGTGGATCCAACAAAACGGATTCCGCTTTCGGAAAAAGTCTCGCAAAACAAGAGAAATGGACAAAACGACAAGCTCAAGCGGCGTTGAAAATGTTAAAGAAGTATCAAGGGCAACTACAGGCTGGAGGGTTTGATATCGAAAGATTGTTTGATGGTAGTGAGATTACCTACCCTCACCTACAAGTAAAACAAACGAATGTAGTGAAGAAAATAGACGACAGAACAATGGAAATCCGCTTCAAATTCGACCCGGAGTTGCTACAATTGATAAAATCACTCCCAGGGAGACGCTTCCATCCCGATAAAAAATATTGGACAGCTACGATAACAGCGGATAGCATAAACAAACTGAAGGACGCGGAGTTTATAATTGACGCAGAACTGGAAAAACTTCTACACCAATCAGAAGAAATGGAAAAAGGAATCGAGGTCCCTGGCCTCAAAAAGCAATTATTCCCATTCCAAAAGGTAGGAGTTGCTTTTATCGAAAAGAGAAATGGAAGAGCGCTGATAGCCGACGAGATGGGATTGGGAAAAACTATTCAAGCCGCTGCATGGCTTCAGCTCCACCCAGAGAAAAGACCGGCAATAATCCTTTGTCCGGCATCGTTGAAGCTGAATTGGGCGAAGGAAATAAGGGAAACGCTTTCCGCCAAAGACAACGTTCAAATCCTTCAGGGAACAAAACCCTATCCAATTATTGGAAGCATAATAATCATAAATTACGACATCCTAAACAATTGGGTTGAAACGCTCCAAGCTATCAACCCCCAAGTCCTTATAATAGATGAGGCGTATTACGTCAAAAACAGCTCCGCAATCCGAACAAAGGCCACAAAGAAATTGGCAAAAGGTATACCGCACATCATAGCGCTAACTGGAACGCCTATAGTGAACCGTCCCATCGAAGGCTTCAATATATTCCAAATCCTAGACAGAAACCTGTTCCCGAACTTCTGGACATACGTTCATCGGTACTGCGGCGCACGTCATAATGGTTGGGGATGGGACTTCTCGGGCGCCACAAACAAAGAGGAATTGAACCAAATCCTCACTAGCACCATTATGATACGGAGAAGAAAAGCCGATGTGCTAAAAGACCTCCCTGAAAAGCTGTATTCCTTTGTGCCGATGGAGCTTGACAACAAAAAAGAGTATTCGACCGCTGAATCAGAATTCATCGAATACCTCCAGCAGATAAAAGGAAAAGAAGCCGCTGAAAAAGCGAAGAAAGCAGAACATCTCGTAAAAATCGAGGCACTGAAACAGCTAGCAGTCAAAGGGAAAATGAAGCAGGCCATCAACTGGATACAGGATTTTATCGAAGATGGAAGCAAGCTGGTAGTATTCGCTGTACACAAAGAGGTTATTGACAAACTAATGAAGGAATTCAAGGATGTCGCTGTGAAAATAGACGGCTCCACTCCTATCCCCGAAAGACATAAAGCAGTAGAAGCGTTTCAAAACGACCCAAATGTAAAACTGTTTATCGGTAACATACAAGCTGCTGGTGTCGGGTTAACCCTTACAGCCGCTTCTGCGGTAGCCTTCCTAGAACTACCCTGGACACCGGGCGAACTTCAGCAGGCTGAAGATAGATGCCACCGTATTGGGCAGAAAAATGCTGTTAACATATACTACCTATTAGCCGAAAATACTGTGGAGTATAAGCTCGCTAAATTGCTAGACAAAAAGAAGGAGGTACTATCTGCTGTAATAGACGGAAAACCGGTTGAAGAAAAGAGCCTTATCAGTGAACTGATAGAAAGTTATTTGGAAAGCGAGGAGGCGGGGAAAAATGAGCAATGAACAAATGGAACTCAATATCGTGAGAAAAGTGGTTTGGTCATACGCCCGGAGCGCTGGCCTGGACTTCGATGACTTCGATGAGCTGTGTTCTGAGGCTTACGTTGCATATTTGGAGGCTGCTTCCTCCTACAACCCCGAAATGGGAAAGAAATCCACGTTCATATGGACGGTAGTTAGAAATCACATAAATAACTTACTGAAAGCCAAAAGAGAAGTCCCAGTGGACGACGAAGCCATAGACATGATAATAGAAGAGAGAGAGGAACTTGACCCTGAACAAGTTGTTCTTGCGGAAGAGAGCTGGAGGGAGCTGTTTGAAAGTCTTTCACCAGACGCAAAGATGATTTTCTTCCTACTCAATAGTAACGAGGTGTATATAAACACTGATAAGCCTCGAGAAGCACGAGGAATAATTGCACGGGAGTTAAAAGCCCGGGGTTGGAGCGAAAACAAAATCTGGGCTACTTTCCGTGAAATTAAACAAACGTTGAGAATGACTCAGACGAAGCGAAAAATGAGGAGGACGAAATACCAGAACAAATAATTTTGAAGTAATTTGTATAATAAATACAGGGGGGAGAAAATGGGGATTGAAAAGCTGCTTCAAGACTACGGAATACCCTATGTAACAGAATCGGAGCATCATCATTCCACCGCAGGCTGGATAAATATCCACTGCCCGTTCTGTCACGGGTCGAAGAACTTCCACCTGGGGATAAACATATATCAACCGATGGTTAGTCATTGCTGGAGATGCGGCGGTCACTCTACAGCTACCGCGTTGGCCAGGATACTGAACCAACCGGTAGAAAAGATGAAGCTACTGATTCAAGAATACGCCGGACCAACGATAACTACCCGAAAGAAAGCAGAAGAACCTCGGGTGAGTATATTGCCTGTTAAATTCCCTCAACCTTATTTCGAGCACTTGAATGAAGCTGGGAAGAAATATCTGGAAAATAGAGGATTTGACCCGGAAAAATTGGAAAAAAAATGGAAGTTGAAACAAACTGGGCCAGTGAGTTTTCTCGACAAAATTCCATACGGAAACCGAATCATCATCCCCATTCGTTGGGGCGGCGAATTAGTTAGCTTTCAGACCCGAGATATCACCGGGAAAGCTGAGCAAAGGTATCTAGCCTGTCCAATGAGACGGGAAGTGATTCACCACAAGCATATCGTATACGGAAAGGAGGAAAAATGGAGTAAACATCCGGCATTAATAGTAGTTGAAGGTGTAATAGACGTTTGGAAATTGGGGACCTGTGCGGTCGCTACTTTCGGAACGTCGTTTACCATGGAACAGGTGCTAGCATTAACAAAAATTCATGACAGGTTCTTCATCGTATATGACAACGAACCGCAAGCTCAGCAACAGGCTCGAAAGCTAGCGGTAAAGCTCAAAGCCCGCAGGAAAAAGGTATTCATTGAAACTGTAGACACCGACCCTGGGGATATGAAAATTGAGGACTCTAGACACTTTGTGAAAGCATTATTGAAGGAGGTATTCTAAAATGGAGAGAAATGATTTGCGGAAAAGGAGAAAAGCATTGGGATTGTCCCAGATGGAACTTGCGAGGTTGGTAGGAGTGTCACTGCTTACCATACAGACGTGGGAGCGGGGCGTCG